AGTAGATTTATAAGCACCGGTTGATGACCCCGCTTCAATATAATCCTCACGGTAGATTGGTGTGAGTTCTTGGAATGTTAGGGTCATCTGCATATGAACTGGTGTGGCATCTGAATATGTGGCATAAGTTCCCGAAGCGGTATAATTAACTGACATAGCATTCAGAGCACATATCTTAAATTGATTCAAGAATGGATGAGATCTTCCACCACTCATATATTTGAGTTGAAATACACTTGGAGATTTGAGGAATAATCCGGAAGCATCACCAGCTGCCGCTCCTTTTTGTGCCGCAGATTCTGACTTAAAGAATCTGATAATATCTTTGATTTGGTCTGATTCTGTTCTTGAACGAGGAACCATATCAAATGAAAATGAAAATCCTGGTCTTAATGAGACTCCATTAAAAAGAAGTTCTGTGTTTGAGTTAAAAACTGCTCCGGTTTGTCTTGATAGTGCCTGATTAAAGTCTCCATTTCCGGTTAGTGCCTTTGTTGCCTGACTGGCAAAAAATGTTTGTATCATTTTTTGTGTTGTTCCTACTGTCGCAGCATTCACAGATTTATCAAATACATTTTTAACTGCATCTACTGCCGTACCAAAACCTTCTCCCGCAACAATTTTTGCTCCCATTCCCATCGTTGCAGTTTCTATGGGTCCCATATTACCCTCACCCCAACTCGCACTATTACTATCTTGAATATTTTCTGGAATTGGTAATATTACAGTTCCTCTAGAGGACTTATATCCAACATCATCAGAACTTTTTTGTGCAAAACTACCAGTATCTCCCAAATTTAATCCTGGTGGAACATATTCATAAGATTGAATTAGAAAATAATCATCGGAAGCATCAATATTCTTTAATGGATATCTAAATGTTTTCGCCATTTATCTTTTTTAGTTATTTATTCTAATTTTACTTGTTTTATTGATTCGCCTATTTCCCATAAAGTTCGTGTTCTGTAATTACTCTAAAGGTCCATCCTTTGTCCTTACAATATTCTCTTGCTGCTTCCCATTTTGATTGGTTCTTGGCGTACTCATATGCTTCATAGATATATCCTTTGGTCTGCCTTTTTGGTTTTGGTGGTGGCATCGTTTGCTTATAAGGTTTAATCTCAATCAAATATTTTTTAATGTTTCCATCTGGTTCCTTGACTTTTATATAAGCATCAGGAAAATATTTGTGGATGCGCCCGTCTATTGGAGAACGATAAGGAATGGCAAGTTCTTCAGATGCATATTCTAAAATATTTTCATTCGTATCACAATATTTGAGAAACTTCAGTTCCCATAGAGACCGGTAGATAATATTGGTCGGGTCTCCAACATACTTTTCCGGAAATGATGGTTTAAACTTTCCCTTATAAGACATCTAAATACTTATACTATTAAGACTCATAAAAGGTATTTAGAGTGCCTAGTATCCGCAGAATATCCGACTTTAAACCACTCTTTACGAATCTCGCACAAACTTCTCATTACGAAGTAAGATTTGGTGGAGTTGGACCCGTTGGAGGTCCACTAATGTCTTATCTTTCTCGTAAAGGAATTAGTTCAAGATTTATTGCCGAAGATTGTGGTCTACTTTGCTTTTCTGCATCTCTTCCAACTAGTTCTTTGGCAACCGCAAATATTAGTGGAAACTTTATGGGTATAACAGAGAAGTTCGCCCATACCAGACAATATTCGGCAATTGGGCTTGAGTTTTATGTGGATAAAAATTATAATGCCCTTAAATTTATGGAAAGTTGGATGGAGTTTATCGCAAGTGGTTCTAATAATCCAATTGGAAGCCCACTTGCTCCTGTGGGGCAGAATCGCAGAGATTATATTTCTAGAATGCAATATCCAGAATATTATAAATCTAATTCAACCACAATCATAAAGTTTGATAGAGACTATAATGAAGAAGTTGAATATACCTTTGTTGGTTTATTTCCATCGGCAATGCCATCAATTCCAGTAAATTATAATTCATCAGATATTCTTAAGATGTCTGTGACTTTTGAGTATGATCGCTATATTGCCGGAAGGTCTCTGTCATTAAATGAGTTTATTGGAAATAATAATAACAATCAAAGTATTCAAAATAATCAAGGTACTCAAACTAATAATAATCAAAGAGTTGTTTATAGACCAGGTTCTACACTTGGAGAAAGTGGTGTTAGGGGAGTTATTCTTACACCAGGAAATGTAAACCCAACAATTGTAACATAAATAAGTTTACCTGATAATATTAGAATTAAATACGATGCCTTTACCAAAAATTGCGGTGCCAACATATGAGTTGGAAATACCTTCGTTAAAAAAGAATATTAAGTATAGACCTTTTCTAGTTAAAGAAGAAAAGATTTTAATTATTGCGATGGAAAGTGAGGATACAAAACAAATTGCAGAAGCGGTTAAAACTGTAATTTCAAATTGTATTCTCACAAAAGGAATCAAGGTAGAACAACTATCAACTTTTGATATTGAATATTTGTTCTTGAATGTCCGTGGAAAGTCAGTTGGAGAATCGGTAGATGTTTTAATTACCTGTCCCGATGACGGAACCACACAAGTTCAGGTTTCAATTAATTTGGATGAAATTAAAGTAAATGTAGATGAAAATCATTCAAAGGATATTAAACTTGATGATGTTTTGACTCTTCGTATGAAATATCCATCTATGCAAGAGTTCATTAAGAATAACTTTAATAATACTGAATCGGTGAGTGTGGATGATACTTTTGAGATGATTTCTGCTTGTGTGGAGCAAATTTATAGTGAAGAAGAATCTTGGAATGCTGTGGATACAACTAAAAAAGAACTAAATGAGTTTCTGGAGCAACTCACAACTAATCAGTTTAAGGAAATTGAAAAGTTTTTTGAGACTATGCCTAAATTATCTTATACCATTAAAGTAAAGAACCCTAATACTAAAGTTGAAAGTGAGGTAGTATTGGAGGGTCTAACATCTTTTTTCGCCTAGGGATGGCTCACACGTCGTTGGAGTCATACTATAGAACTACATTTCAGTTAATGCAGCATCATAAATATTCATTAACAGAGTTAGAAAATATGTTACCTTGGGAAAAAGAAGTTTATATTACTCTTCTTTCTCAATATATTGAAGAGCAAAATCTAAAGAACCAACAGAATGGCTAGTATAGCATCTCCAATCAGACCCACTATAGATGTTGTGTCAAGAACTGTTTCTAGTTCTGCCATAAGTGGTGGCGCTGGTGGAGGAAGAGGAGGTGCTCTTGCCATACAACCTCAGGCAAGTTTAGTTAATGTTGAAAGAAATCTAGAGATTCAAACCACCCAAAACGTTCAACAAACTCAAGAGATTTCTACTCTTAGAATTACTGTAGATTCTCTAAAAAGAGAAGTAGAGAATGTTAGAAGAAGTGGAGCTCTTGTCATACAACTCCAATCAAGTTTAGTTAATCTTGAAAGAAATCTAGAGACTCAAACCACTCAAAACGTTCAACAAACTCAAGAGATTTCTACTCTTAGAATTACTGTAGATTCTCTAAAAAGAGAAGTGGAGAATGTTAGAAGAAGTGGAGCTCTTGCCATACAACCTCAGGCAAGTTTAGTTAATCTTGAAAGAAATCTAGAGACTCAAACCACCCAAAACGTTCAACAAACTCAAGAGATTTCTACTCTTAGAATTACTGTAGATTCTCTAAAAAGAGAAGTAGAGAATGTTAGAAGAAGTGGCGCTCTTGTCGTACAACTCCAATCAAGTTTAGTTAATCTTGAAAGAAATCTAGAGACTCAAACCACCCAAAACTCTCAACAAACTCAAGAGATTTCTGCACTTCGTAGCACTATAGATGCCTTACGTGTAGAAACTACAACTTTAAACGCCGGTCTTGCGTCTATTTCCAATTTGGTACAGCAAGATAGTGCCTTAGAAAAACAACAAGCAGCGGCAGAAGCAGAAAGTGAAAGAAAACTTGCCGAAACCAGAATTAGAATGGGAAAAGAATCCCAACTGGAACAAAAAATTACAAATGCTCTGGCAAACCCCGTTAAGGCTCTTCAGCAGAAAGTTACTAATATATTTGGAAGAATTGGAGAGGCTCTAACTGCATTATTTGCTGGATGGTTGACAAATCAAGGAATTGGGGCACTCAAGGCAAACGCAGAAGGAAATAAAAATAAATTAGAAGAAATTAAAGATAATGTTCTCAAACATATTGGATATGCTGTAGGTGCTTTTGCCGCAATCAAAATAGGATTTGATTTGATAATTAAGACTATTACTGGACTTGCCGGAAAAATTGGTGGTCTCGTACTTAAACTTGCTACAGCTCCTCTAAATCTTATAAGAAAAGGTCTTCAATCTGCTCCGATTATAGGACCTCTTTTAGGTGGTCCAAAACCTGGAGCGGGTGGTGGACCAAAACCTACTGGCGGCGGTGGTATGCTGGGTGGGGCAAAAAACTTTATAAAAGGTTTGGCTGGACCCCTATTGGCAGGGACAGCATTAACTGGACTTGACATAGCACAAGGAGAAGATCCGGCAAGAGCAATTGCTGGTGCAACTACTGGAATGATTGGAAGTGCTGGGGCATTTGCTCTCGGTTCCTTAATCCCCATTCCTGGATCTGGAGTTGTTACTGGAGCATTATCTTATGGACCATCTGCAAATTTTGGAAAGGAAATGTATGATAAATTTTTTGGAAACCAAGAAACTTCTCCAACAAATGTAAACCCAACAACTCCTATGGCAGGAAGTTCAAAACCAGCACCAGAAACACCACCTCCAACAATAGTAGGACCTGCTGAAGCAGACGCAAAAATATCTTCACAACCATCAGTTGAACCACAAAATACTATACTTCCAACCGCAGTACCATCAACACCAGCACCAGCAGTACAACCACAAACACCGGCAATTCCACCACCAAGTCCTGAAATGGTGAAAAACTTTGAGATGGCTTGGAAATATAAAGATAACCCTATGGCAAGAGGAAGAATTGAGTCTGCCTGGAATAATATGACCGTAGAACAGCAACAGCAGGCAAAGGGCTGGGCGAAATCAACAGGTAAGGATTGGACTCAAATGAAGTTGATTGAAAAACCACCAGCAGCTCAGACATCACCGCTACCCTCGGCACAGGTTCAACCGCTTCCTAAACCAACTCAAAATGTAGGAGAACTTACCGAACCAGCACCAAATGTGATAATGATGCCATCAAGTCAAAGTAATACTCAACAATCTTCTATGTCACAGGCACCAACAAATGGAACTGATACTCCTTTGATTAGTTCTTCTAATCCTGATAATTTTTATGTTCTTTATTCTCAATTAAACTATAATGTGGTAGTATAATATGGCAATCTCATCACCACTCAAACCAAAAGTTCCAATAAATTCGACAAAGACTGTAAAAAAGTTCCAGACTATTCTACTCAATAGAACAAAAGTTAAGAAAGAAATATTCCAAAGAAAAACAATTCTACAAAATCGTAGAGTCGAAAACGAAAGAAGAAAACAATTGGAAGATGAACTTGAGGCACCGAATCTTGTAACAAAACCTCGTGGACCTTCTCAATTAATTGCCGGTAGTGCTAAAGGATTTTTTGATAGATTAATAGGATTTCTTGGTTATTTGACCGCAGGGTGGATAATTAATAATCTACCCACCTGGATTGCGATGGGTAAGGAGTTTATCGCTAGAACTCAACAAATGGGTAAGATACTTGGAAACTTTATTGTAAACAGCACGGATATATTTAAAAATTTCACAAAACTTTTAGGTGCGACTTTAACAAATTTAATGAAATTTGATTTTCTTGATACTTCTGGAAGAGTTAGTACTGCTTTTGATGAACTAAATTTAAGTGTTGAGAATTGGGGAACCGGATTTGAGGATGCCATTAAATTACTCACAACTCCATTAACCGAAGGTATTGCTTCTGGTGAGGATGCCAGACCACTTGGAACTGAAAATACTAATGAGGGTGCCTATGAACGAACTGCACCTTATAGTGGTAGTGGTGGATCTGCTGGAGGAAAACTTTTACCGATTCATAAACAAGCATTAGATATTATATCGGGCCCAGAAAGCGGCGGAAGCTATAATGCGATGAATCAGGGGACTATTAATGATGATATTGTTGGATCTACTTTGGATTCTAAAACTAAAATAAAAAAAAATCTTACTGATATGACTATTGGTGAGGTCCTTCAAAGGCAGAAATGGTTAATGAATAAAAGTAATCCACAGATTAGTGATTATGGTGTGTATGCTGCTGGAAGATATCAGTTTATTCCTATTCAACTTCCGGTTTCTATGAAATCTGCTGGTTTATCTCCAGGAGATAAATTTAGTCCAGAAAATCAAGATTTGATGGCTGCAGCATTAATGCAGGATAGAGGTATTCAACCTTGGACGGTAGGAGGACCAAAATATTCTAAACAGGAATTGGCAATTGTTGAAAAAGCAAGAAAAACACCGTTTGGATCTTCTTCTTCAACATCACCACCTCAACAATCAACTCCCGGAACAGGTCAATCCTTTAGACCACTACCTCAAGGATCATTTAAGGGTGGGGAAAGACAAAGATATCTTGCTTCTAGAGATGGGGGATCTAGAAGACACTTAGGTATTGATATTACTGAATCAAATTGGAAAAAAGGAACTGATCCAAGAATACCCGTAGTTGCTATTCGCGGCGGCGTTGTTTCTTCAAGAGATTATGTCGGTGGAACAAAATATCATACTGGAATGCTGATAGATCAGGATGATGGATATTCGGTAA